ATTTGTCTTTTGAAATGGGTACGCCATAACAAGGCACTAATTGTGTCATAATAAGCTTAAATAAGCCTCCTCTTATAACAGTGTTTCCTGTAAATATTCATCTTATGGTTTGATAAAGTGATTAAATATTCAGTATATTTGGCACTGAGTGTTATCTTTTATAAGTAAAAGATAGTAAAACTAATTTTGACTATATTTATCCAATAAGATATCCCAAGTTTTAAACAAGGGCTCCAAATCAGATATACTGAACCTAGTCAAGTCAGTTAATTTATTTATGATTTTACACCTATAAGTATCATAAGTACTTTTTTCGTCACAATGGAAAAATAATTCATTAAGAGCACTCATACATGTTTGTACTATTTGATCTTCAGATGAAATTTCTTTAGATGGTAAGTAGTAACACAAGCTTTTCATAATAGAATCTTTATCTAATGGTGCAACGATTCGTTTCATTAAAGAATGATATCTGAAAGTACGTTTCAAAAAAGAAATATCTTCAATTTTGACAAACTTTTCGGTTTGTTCTTTTTTATCTGACGTCGTAAATGTCATGTAGTAAACTTCTCTAACAAACTTCTCATATGTAATATTATTAAAATAAGGTGCTAACTCATCTTTAACTCCACACAACATGTCATCTCCATAAGTTATTGGTAAAAGAAGGTCATCAAAATCACGTACATTAAATTTAGTAGTCAAATTAAGTGCATTTTCATAACCAAGAGGTGTGCACATCACTGTAAAAGCATATCTCAATAAAATGACACCTCTCAGAGAATTGTCTTCAGCAGTGGCATACTTACCTGATGGTTGAAAACCAGGTGGAGTGAACACTGTACCATTTAACACAACTGTAGGAAATAAATTTTCAGTTAAAATTCCTTTAACAATTTGTAATGAATGATCATTGTAACCTAGTTTTTTCAAAACAGTATAAACAACAGAGTTAGACATAAAACCTATACCTATTGGCATACTGGTATCATACCCGCCATAATCTCCCTCCATGATATTGGATGAAAAATTCTTTAGAGTATTATACATTTTGTCGACTTCATCAGAATGCATATTAATGCCAATTTTAGTACTAAAAATATCACGATGTTCACACATCATACTATAAAAAGGTAATAAATACATTCTATTTACAAGAGTCATATCATAAGAAGACATAGCGAACATACGAGTATTTCCTTTAATAACTTTATCCCAACTTCTAGGTTCATCTTTAAGTTGAGCTCCAACTATTGAATGTGAAGTCTCATCTTTAAGATAAGAATCTATTATTTCCTGAACTTGAATTAATACTTCTGGTTTAGGAGTAACAGCATCTTTCTTAAAATCTTTAGGAGTAAAATCAATGTATTTACTTTTCTTGCCGGTGAACATAAATCCGCCAGAAGTACTATTTTTCATTGATCTATAATAGAAATTTTCTGGAAAACCGTTTTGAGCAATATCTAATGGAACTGGATTGAGGGATGTAACTCCTTCTTTTCTGAGTTTGTAGAGAAGATTACATGTAGTACTTATAATAACATTCTCCATAATAGAATTATCTAAAGCTGAAGTTATAACCCCTACTTTTTTGACAAAATTATTTTCAGGAGAATAAAAAACACCGTCTCTTCTAAAAGATCTCATTTTAGGAGCTAGATATTTAGGATGTCCATCTAGAAGTGGAGAAACATTAATTAATTCATCAACATGATTGAATAAAATACTTTTTGTTAAAGTACTTTTAGGTGAGATAGGAGAATAGTTACTAATGTTACCATAAACTAATAATGATGGAATATCTTCATATACTAGTGGACTACGTGGAGAAACATTAACTATAGTTCCCTCATCTTTTAATCTGAAACTACCTTCTGAAGTAATATCAATTAAAATATTAGTTGATTGATACTCTTTTAGAGCATTATCAAATTGTGTTTTATTTATTTTACAAGCATAGCCATATTCATTAGTACCTGCACAATGAATACCAACTAAAAAAGTTTTGTATCCATATGTAGCTAATAAAGGACTACCGCAGTCTCCTGCTGCATGTTCTGGAAATATATATTTAAATGGGTATGTAACTGACATTTCCTTAGCATTAACTGGAAGAATTTCTTCACGAACTTGCTTAACAATAATTTTCTTATTCATAAACATTCCATCAAGATTAACGAAAGTATCCTTAATATCAGCAATAGCAAAAGTTATATCTTTGAAGAAAGTTCCAATTATCCTAACCAAAAATATATCCTCTCCTACTTTTTTAAAATCTTGCTGTTTCAAGTTAGCTTTAACTATGCCTGATGCAATATCTTTAGAAGTAGAAAGATGTACACTATATATTTCACTTTTAATACAATGAATATTAACTAATGCATAATCATTGCATATACCAAGTATTTTAGTGGTTGTACTACTATCATTAGTAAAACGAATACGAGCATAACGTACATTAGATTGTATAGTTGCATGTAATTCTTCTATTTTATTATAATTACGTTCATTACCTACTATTATAGGTGTAATATTTTCTACTTCATCATAATCCATATCAGTATTCCTTTTCTTAGAAGGTAATGGGAATATACAGCATGATTGCTTTTCATTGTCACAAACAGTTCTATAGATATTTTCAGCATTGTAATTTCCTTTTTGTGATATTCCTTCAGATAAGACACTCTTAGCAACCTTATAACTAAGAAGTAACATCTTAGCCGAAGCGGCACTGATAATAACTATTAATAATAATGGTGGTACTGAAGAAGCTATCTTATTAGAAAGAACTTTCCATTTGACAGCATTATATCTTTCATCTTTAATAAAGAAAGTCTTTACATATAAATAAGATAATAAACTAACATTAGTAAATATATTACACGTACTAGTTACAAAATTGGAGCAAGTTATATTTCTATAAAGTATAATGGAATCAGTTATTAAACTCAGTTGTCTACGCGTTAAGACATAATCCTCATTAAGTGTAACCCATTGTAAATATTGATAAAAAATTGTTAATAAGCACAATTGGATAAAACACATTAATATGAATATAGGTATAGAATGACTACTTATATAGAGACAAACTATAGTGTATAATATGCATATAAAAGTTTTAATTTTGGTAGATAAACTATGAAAATATGTAGATGAAATATTAACTGTTGTATTAGATAATTTGAGTTTATTTTTCTTTTCTATTATATTTGTTCTATTTACACTAGCCTCAAATTTTTCTTTAGCTAATTTGCGTTTAGTTATATTAGGATGAATTTGTGGTCCAATTTGAATACTATCAGATTCAGCAGTTACGGGAGTCATATGATGATGTAAATCATCGAATTTCATTTTTAATATATCTTCAACAGTGCATTCTGTAGGTTTCATATATTTACTGATATTAATATCATTAGCATCATAACACATCTTCTGATTAGCAACATGTTCCTTATGAGCTTCATGTAAGAACTGACATAATCCATACATATCAAATATGGATTTATCACCATCTCCATCATGAGTAAAGGGAACTTTAGTTGATACCATATTAGCATCACCTGCTTGAGGTACTTGTCTATAAATTCTAAAATCCCAAATATTCATTTTATCTTTAGCATCAGATACTTTTTTTGGATCTATACCTACGCCTCCATGTATAGCATACTCAGGTTTGACAGTAGCCTCTATATATATGAACCTTCTTCTAATAGCCGCTGGTGCAGCCATAAGTATTTTAAGATTCATCTCTGGATTATTAGTGTCAATACATACTAATTCTGGTATAGCGTATTTGGCACCTTTATCTTCAATAGCTGCTTGGTCAGGACAATAAGGAGCATTGTCACAAACACACAACATTTCGTTAATAGATTCATCTCCCTGGAGAGCCAAATTGGCTGAAATACTTCCAAGTTCGGGTATATGGATAATAGGGTGAATAATAGGATCATAACCTGTCCAATATTTAGCTTTAGGAGCTCTATGAAAAACGAGATCAGAAGAATATTTACGATCGGTAGAAAAACAGAATGATTTGTAAATATTTGTTTGAATTGAAGATTTACCTATGCCGGGATCTCCATGAAGTATGATACCCATAGGAGCCATTCTTCTTTTAGAGGCAATTTCAACCATAATAGATCTTTTCATCATTTTTAATTCGTTCAATCTAGTTTTGAATAGTGGATTGGTTTTCATTGACTCAAGATATTTATTACCTTTAGTAATAAATACATTAATTGATTCAAGAAAATCTTTTGCACTCATCCTATCTTGGGCAATAGTATCTCTAAAATTCATATCATCACCAATATACACAGTTTTAAAAGCTAATGAAATATCAGTAGTGTCATCAATAAATTGTGATAAAATATCCTTATTTAACAATGCAGCTACTACAGATCCTGTTTGATAAAATTTAAAACCGAATCTAGTAAATGCTTCTACTACTTCTATCATATTAGATGTAAAGTCTAACATACTAACTTTCTTTTTAGTTTTGATTGTAGAATCATCAATAGCGGTAAGAAATCTCTCTGACATTTCTGCAGAAAAAAATTTAAGTCCTACCATATTTATAATGAAAGTTCTAGTAGACCTAACTACTTGACTTGAAATAACCATTTCAAAAATTTTTTTGGGGGAAAAAGTCTCATCAATATCTGGAAAAGATTCAGCTTTAACTTTACTATTTACAGATTTTGTAAATATTTCAACATATTGAATAATATAGTTATTAATAATTTTAGAACAATTTGGAAATGAATTTCTTAATAACATAATTAAAGTAGCAGTTAATTCAGCTTTATTTCTAAATCTTATTGCTTGATAAACATAATAGATAGAACTACAGATATAGTCTATGTAAGTTAAAGAATCTCTAACATTGTGTAAACATAATATTTTAAGAAGATTATCCTTAAATTCTTCATACCATTTAACATAGTCTGACTTATTTTCAGTAAAGTCTTCTTTAGCATGTTTATAAAGTTCTTTGGGAAAATCTGTAACATGTTGAATGTTTCTTTTACCATCGGATAAGATTTTTTTAAATTCTGAAATAGAATCTTTAACTAAATGAAATTTAAGAAAACGGGGATTCATTCCTAAAAAACTATCAGTACGAGTAGAATTAGCCCATTTAATAGGCTTACTAGTATATGGTTTCCATTCTAAATTATGTTTCTCATTGCGAATTTCATCTAAAGTTTTATAACCATTCGAATTATTGTAAATAACACCATTCATTTTAGGAAAATCAGGTAATTTAGTTTTAGTAATTGGTTTATTACAAACGGGATTATCATCAGCTTCAGCCTCAGCGGAGGTGGAATTAAGAGACACAGAGTCTCTTAATAGTTCACCATCAGCATAAGTGTTAGGATCTTCTAATATTAAAGGTATATTATTTAACATAGGGTTAAAAACATCGTTAATAAGAATTTTGAGAGCAGGATGATTAATAATAATGTTAATATTTACTCTCAAACCAGATGATATATGTCTAAAAAGAAAACGAAGAGCAGAATCATAAAGTTCATTACTCGATTTCGTTAAATCACCAATATCAGTAGTTAATAAAGGAAATTGATCAACATATTCACACATGTTGGTATGTATAAATTTTCTAAGTTTAGAAATTCTGTAATTATGAAAAGTATCTTTAGAAGTTCCACTCCATAGATGATAATCAATAGTTTTACGATTTTTGTAAAACAAATCATAATAATTACTAAATTTATTAAAGAAATCTATGGTAGATTCTTCAGAAAAATAGTAACGAACGTGAATTATAATAAAAGCAGTTATATGAGTCTCATTAGAAGTTAGAGACCTTTTGACTTTAAATGGATTAACTATAGATTTAAAAATATCTTTTCCTTCAAAAGAAACTTTAGTAATTTTGATTTGACGACGTTTATTAATAATTAATGATTTATTTTTAGCTGCTTTTCTTACGTCAGCTTCACCTCCTATTTTTTTATTTTTATTTTTTTTTTTTAAATTTTTGTTTTCAACTTTTTTGTTTGCCTTGACTTTCTCAGTGTTAAAAGAATGCATAATTGATTGTTAAATCGAATTTGTTTAATCTAATCGGGTTAAGTAAGACAGTAAATAATTTGAAGTTTGTAATAATATATAATA